GCTTTGTAACTTTGCGGGGTTTTTTTGGGGTCATGGTATCCCTAATTTTAGATCATACTAATCCGCGAATAGCACGCTCAACGCCTTCTTCAAGACTTATTTTTGGCGTGTAGTAATCGCTCATCATGGTTGGATCACCTACCCGATAGGCCACACCTGCCGGCTTATCGGTCAATACCTTGAATCTACCGGCAGATGTCTTTTCATATCCCAGGGTACTCATTGCTATTTTTGCTAACTCTAAAAAGGTGGTAGGCCTGCCAGTACATAGATTAACTGTTTGATTACAATCATTTTTAACCATCTCAATTGTTGCGTCCACCACATCATCAATATGAATAAAGTCCCGGGTAGTAGTTGCCTTACCCCAAATGTTAAATGGATTTGCGTTAAGTATCGCACGCTGAATAATTGATGGGAAAGGGTAATCTAAATCCTGATCAGTGCCATAACCGCTAAATGGTCTAAGGGTTAATACCTTTGTACCTTCTTCACGCAAGTAATTCATAAGCATTTCACCGGTTAGTTTTGTCCAGCCATAGGTCATATCCGGCTTACCTATTTTGTTGAAATTTATATCCTTCTCTTTCAACTTCTTCTTCTTTGCCAGGGTTTGTAACTCAACTGGGTAAGCGGCAGATGATGAGAAGTACACAACATAAGGCTGTTCGGTTCGCATAGCCCAGGTAGCAAACTCAGCATCAATAGCAAGATCAACCGCCAAAGCCAATGGCTCATTTTCAATCATCATTCGGCCACCAACTAATGCGGCTAGATGTATTACTAGATCATATTGTTTTTTCTCTAATTGAAAGAACTTACGGCAATCAACACCTTGCTTTAAATCAACTAAGGTTAAGTTGGCATAAGGTAGCGCACGCCTAAAGGCACGGCCTACAAAGCCATGTGAACCAGTAATGAGTATGTTCATTTACAAATCCACATTTGAAAATCATAAACTCCACCCGGGAACTCCAATAAAAAATATTCAACTGGATCAAAGCCAGTATCTATAAGCATTTGTTTTACATCATCAGCATCCCAACCCCAATAATGTTCAATATTGTTATTATCTTTTTCACCGCATGGTGTACTGACAAATAAATATTTGGTTTTTAATCTTATCTTTTTTAATGTAGTTTCAGGGTCATCTAAATGCTCTAAAGTTTCAGAACAAATAAACAAATCAACGCCAGGTATTTGATCAATAGTTTGATCAATGTTGCCGGTAAATTCATAGCCCGGGGCAAAATCACCTATGTGTTTTGTACTAGATTCTAAAGCGTTAATGATAGTTGCATCACCGGCTGATAAATCTGCAATAGATTCATAGGCATTAAAAGCCTTTAATAACTCTATGCTTTTATTTACTCTTTGAATATGATCGGCAAAATTTAAATGATTATGTGGCTTAGAATAAATGTTGCCTAATTGTTCTACACTATGGGCATCTCTTAGTCTAATTCTCATCTATATTTTCTCACCAACTCTGCATACTCCGCGCTTGCTAAGTATCTTTGCAGTATAAGTAAATCCTGTTCATACCACTTAGGTTGATTAACCCGGGCATACCCTTCATCCATCTCAGCCTTGCCTGCTACTGGGTGTAAGTGTTCAATAATTACATTTGGTAGATACTTTAAGTAATTTAAATCTAATCCTAATTGCTTTACAAAATTATCAAAGAATAAATGTATGCAACCTGGAAATGTCATACCGCGTAATTCATTTACTAAATCCCGGCTCATACCAAAGGCTGTTGGCAAGTTAGCACCTTGCAATAGATCATCACCATAAACAATACCGGTGTTATGTGCTAACGCTTCCATAAAGGCTTTATCCCAACCTTCGGTTCTAGGTAAGTGATCATCACCCATGAAAACAAAATAATCATAAAAAGGAAACTTAGTAATATCCAACAGATAAACCGCACCGGTATTAAGAGAAGCGGCACAACCACCTGTTTTATTATCCGCTGGTAAAACTTTGTATCGGTCATGGTTTGTATATTCCACCCAACGCGGATCATCATTATCTACAATAAAATAAAGATCGGCTTCTGTATTAGTATCTATAAAGGCTTTGGCCAGCCGATCCGCATTTTCAGGCCTGCCCCTACTGGGTACAACCACGCACATCTTCATGGCCATAGGGTAGGGGATAAGGCTGACTTACTTCTTAGATATAAGGATTTCGTATAGCGTGTCTAATTTTTGCTCTATGCGGACAACTCTACCTTCTAAATTGTGTCCACCATTTCCATCAGGCTTTAACTCAGATAGGTAATGCTTAGTTAGCCAACGCACGGAAGCAACTAATGAACCAATTATGGTTACGCTAGATACTGCCAGTGCCATCCAATCATTCGTACTCATTTACTATTGATGCCAAACTTATCATCTTTAGGATCAAAATAGCGTGCTAATGGTGCAACTACCGCACCGGCCAAAATCGCATATTCAGGATTCCAATCTGCAACTAAAGCCAATGCAGTTGTGATGGTAGCCGCGGCAATGCTTCGGGCATAAGATTTTAGAATTTCTTTTTTCTTCTTATCTAATTTCATTTTAATCCTAACTCTTTTATTTTTTGTTTAACTTCATTTTGATCTAACGCAATTTCAAAGTGCATATCATCTTTACGCCGTTTGTAATTGCCACCCCAGGTCAAACCATATTTAGTTATGAGTAGGTTAATTGTATTACGCTGATGCTTATTAAATGTATTTGACTTGCCCAATGGATGCTTAATTGCATTTAAATCTATGGCTGTGCCGGATGCGTGGTTACTTAAAATTCTATCTGATCCCCGGGTCTGCCTAAAGGCATAACCCCAATCATCTAATTGGCCTTCATCTATTGGCTCAACTAACTCATGGAAATCTTTAGCAAAACTTACCAGGATTGGTGCAACGGCTTTGGCACATGCAAACCTAATCTTTGTACCTGGCACTGTAAAGGTTTCAATGCCTAATGCCTTGCGATCTTCACTAGCCGGCCAACCATTAGGGCTGGTAAGTTCTCTAATAATGGCCATCACCTACATGCTTATGAAAGCAATAACCTTGCTTCTTCTTCGGTGATTCCCAAGCGATCTAATAAATCAGCCTTAGCAATTGCATCAGCGGCCTTCTTTGCTTCTTCTTGGGCTTTCTGCTCTGCGTATTTGGCAGCCATAGCCTCACGCTCTGCAATCTCTGCCTCGGTTAATGCAATCTCTTGCACCTCACCAGTTGAGCAATCTACTACGATTTTGTTAGTCATCATTTCTCCTTATGCGTTAGATATTCCATATAGATAAGCGGTTGAGTATTGGGCAAGATTTCCTGATGCCCCAGAAATTGTAATAGTAGTAATTGCGGCTGTATTTGACCAAAGATTTGCAACAAGTAAGGCAGTTGCGGCAGTTGCGTTATTTTCATTTACAGCATCTACTGACACACTTTTATTGGTTGCACCTGCATAATTAGGAATATATGCGGCATTACTTGAAAATGTGTTTGCAGTAAAAGTTGAACTAACAACAACACCCATATAAGCAAAACTTAATGTACCGCCACCTGAACCAGCACTAGCACCAGTACCAAAAAGAGATTTGAAAGTGTAGTTATTTCCAGTATCGCTATTAAATCTAAGCCTTAAATCATCTTCATTACTTGTTACCGATCTTGCACTAACTAAAACTGCTAAATCAGTATAAGTACCTGGTATAGAAGTAAAGTCAATAGTAGCCGCACCACCTGACCCCACTGTTACGGATGAAATTAAAGTATATGTAGTTGCCATTATTCCGCCTTAATTCCGTAAAGGGTGAACATAGTACCTACTGCATAGTTACTACCTGCAAAAATTTGTATATTATTTATAGCAGATGTACTGCGCCATATATTAACATAAGCGGTAACTTCGCCATTGCTTACGCTATTGCGACTAATAAGGGTTTTGAATGTAGTCGTATTTGAATAATTTTGTATATTAGTAATAGAGGTAGCCCAACTATTACTGCTCATAAATGCGACATCTGCATAGGTTGCATTACTCGCACGAGCACTAATTGCTGATGAACCAGTCCCATACATAAATGTAGCAGAGTAGTTTGTACTGCTATCTGAATTAAAACGCAGACCACCTGCCGCACCTGTACCAGCACCATCTAATCTATAACTTATTATTAAAACTAAATCAGTATAACTACCTGAGATACTAGAAAAAGTAACACCTGTTGAAACTGTACCCAAAGTAGTAGTCGCTATCTTTTCATAGGTTGATGTCATTATGCACCTTTAATTCCGTATAGGGCGAATTGTGAATACTGGGCAAAAGCAGTGCCAGTTGTAAACTTAATAGAAGTGATAGCAGATGTGCTGCGCCATAATCCACTATCCAACCAAATGCTTCCTGACCCATTTCTATCATTTCCTGTTAAGGAACGTAAAGTTTTAAATTTGTTTGTGTTTGCATAATCCAAAACATCACAAATCATTACACCAAATATACTAGCACTTGCATTAGCAGCAGGTATATTTGCTACTAAATTGACATCCCAAGGTACAACATTGTTTGCCGAAGCGCTTGCGCCATCTCCAGTAAGCCAATGCGCTGTATAATTGTTGCCAGTATCGCTATTAAATCTACTAAATGTATTACTTGCTGTTTCTGCCGTTGTATTTCTAGCCAATGCTCTAATTTGTAAATGTGTATAGGTACTAGGTATTGAAGTAAATTCAACTTCAGATGCACCACCTGAGCCAACAGTTACAGTAGCAATAGATTCGTAACTGTTTGTGGAAGCCGCCACACCACTATCTAATATCCCAAGAATTAAAGACATTAGGCAATGCCACCTACGATATACCAAGAATCTGTACTGACTTTAATTAAACTTGCCGCTTTGTATTGTCCAATAATTGTTGGGTTAGTAGATACCGCGCCACTTGATGCAAGTGTTACACCTGATCCCTGAATAATAGATACTGTGCCACCTGATCCAATTTTGATTACATTTACAACTGATCCGGTTGTCATTGCAACAGTATTAGATGGCGGCACTGTAATTGTAGTTGTGCCGGTATTTGAATATGTAATAAGTTTATTATCTGCATCAGTTACAACTAAGGTATCTGATGTGGCCGTTACTGCCCTAACTGTAAGGTTGGCGATTGAGTTCATCTGCGCCGCTGTAAGTACCTGACCAACTGAAAAGGTTGCCATCTATATTCTCCTAATAGGCCAATGAATCTTCATCTAAAATTCCATCAACAGTAGAGTCTAGCAAAAATCCTGATGCAAAGGGTTGAGCGCATGTAAAATTTACTAGGAAAGATTTAGGGGTGATTTGATAGGTAAGGCCTGTTATTACGCTATCTGTAACCACATTGCCAGCCGGTAAGGTTTGAGTTACTTCTATTGGATCAAATACATCTAAATTTAAAGCCGCTACCACCCGGCTAGAATCATCCTCACCAAAGGCATCAACTGTTAATGAGTTTAACTGTAAATCTACGCCTTGCTCTTTTCGGCTTGCAATAATCATTCTTGCTTGATTAAGCGCATCCGCTTCTGTTTGCATAATGCCGCTTCTTACCCGGCTATGTTGGAAGTAATCATCAATGCTTGCCGTATCGCTGGCAGTTTGGCCGGTCAATCCTGTTGGGGTAACTGTTACTTTATTGATCATTTGATAATCTGAAATATCAAATTCCACTGCTTGATAGGTGATATCACCTGAGCCTGGTACATCACTAAAGGCTGTTGCCACACCACCTGATGCGGTAATAATGTCGGTGCGTGATAAGAACTTTGCATAGCCGCGTTGATCCATATAAAACGCGCCTAGATCAGTACCTTCAACTTCCTGGCACGCGGCTAACAATGATCTTGAACTACCGCCATCTGCCTGTACTGTTGTGGTTGTAGTTGTAGATATGTCACGCATACCACCCGGCCATTCACCAGCATCCAACAAACTTGAAATTCTTTGTGCGGTAGTTTGTCCGGCAGTGCCACCACTAACTGATGTGATCGTAGTTAAGTTTAATAATTGGAATCCATCTACACATGCCAAAGTTACATAGGCCGGATCAAATCCGGTAGGGCTTTGGTAATTCCATTCTTGTACATACATAGAACCTAAGTTATATGTAACACCTAAATACTCTGCCGTAAAGCGAATCTTACGCATAGGCTTAATCTTGCCGTACAAAGAAGAACCGGTATTGGCTGGATTAAACTCACCGGTTTCATCAACAAATGTAATGCGTGCAGTACCGCCGGTAAATGAATCTGATGATCTATTAAATGCACGCCTGATATAACACTGAGTTAGAAAGTCTGTTATATCAACTGTATCAGCGGCGGCAGTACCTAGTACCGCTACATCTAAAGGCGTTGCAGGATCATCTAATACTAATGCTGGATCAAATGAAGCACCGCCGGAGAAGTCAATCTCAGCCCTAAATTTTGCTGCTGGCATTATCTTCCTAAGTTAGTTAATTGAGTTACCGCACCTGATCGGTTTAAGTTATACAAAGCATCTTGAATTACAGATTGCAATTCACCTTCTGATATAACTGATCCGGCTACATTGACTACCACATTTGTGCCCATCCCACCCATTTTGTCTAAAGGTATAACCGCTTCTGCACCGGCTTCACCAATCATTGCTAATGTAGGTTGATTGACTACACCACCTTCTGCCATGCGTGGTATGTCAAATAGCCTTTGATAATAATCTACGGCTTGCGCTGTATATCTTGCGCTTGATCCAGCCATAGCCGCGTTTAAGCCTTCTTTTCTTAAATCTTCAAAAACTTGTTGGCCTAAAACATTTGGTGCTTCTCCGGTTAATACAGATTCTTGAAATCTTGGAGATGTTATTTGTTGAAATTGTTGTTGTTGATATTGGAATGTCATACCCACTGGCATTTTCTTTTTGCCAATTTCATCAAGCAATGCCAACATCTTGCGAAGTTCATCATTAGCGGCAAACAATGTGCGTAAGTAAATTAAAACTTCAGTAGTTGTAACTCCCCATTTCTTAGCCAACATTTCAACTTCACCAGTTGTGATTTGGCCATCTTCAATAACCTTCAATACATCTGCATAGCGTTCGGCTTCATCAACGGCTTTTTTAGTACCATCTGCTAACTTCTGTAATATCTTTACACGCAACTCATCTTCGGCAGATAACTTACGGCTTAATGCCGCCTGTAGATTGATCCGATCAAGATCAAACATGGCTTCCAACTCAGCCTTCTTTTTATCTAAAGCCTGTTGTGCCAGTTTTTCTTTAGTTAATTTCTTTTGTTTGTTTAAGGCTTCAGCCGCCATCTTGTCTAATCGTGCTTGTAATTTGGCTAACTTTTCGGCAATGGCTTTTTGTTCGGCGGATTGTTCTAAAGTATCGCCTGTACTTTCAGCAATCTTTTTACCTTCTTTTGCTAAACCTTCAAACCCTTGTAACCACCCACCAATAACAGGTATATTTTCTGCACTAAACAAAAATTTAAGTACACGATTGCCCTCAATTTTTTTGGCTAAACCATCAAAAGCATTAGTAATTTTTTGCGCTTTATCTGCCAAAGCAATTAAAATATAACCACCATTCAAACCTAATGATTCTAATCTTGAACCAAAATAATCAGAAGCATTGCCACCACCAATTAAAATTTCGGTTGCAGTAATAAAGCCTTCACCTAAACTTGTTTGTGCCGCACCTGCGCTAATCTTTAAAGCATCTAATTGACCGCCAAATGTTTCAGTGGCTCTTTTAGCCGCACCACCAAATTTTAAAGTTAAGTAATCTGTAATCTCTGCTAAGCCAATTTCTTTGGCAGTTACCGCATCAAAGCCTAAACCTAATGCGCCTAACGCCTTAAAGTTGCCCCGGCTTGCTTTACCTAACGCATCTGATACCTGGGTTAAATCAACGCCTGCACCTACGCTGGTATCTACTGCAACATTAAATAAATCTTGTGCTTTTGTTAAATCGGCAGTTTGTATAATTAAGCCGTTGATTGCCGGGGTTAATCTATCTTTAGTAATATTTGATGCTTTTTCTATACCACTAATAAAAGAATTTACGCTAGGCAGTTGATCTAATTGATTGATTGATCTTAAAGATTGTTCAACTGATTTATCTAATCTTTCCTGGGCTAAAGCCGCTTGTATAGAATTTTTTGCAAAAATCGCCAT